GAGAGATTCCTATCTCTGTTTTTGTTCCCCATTGGTGATGGGTAAAAACCAAAGAGCAATGCGTTGTTGGCGCTAGCTCAATCGAATGTATAGCGGGAGCTATGAATGACTGGATCAGTAACGATCTTTTTAGTCACACTTAGGTGTTGCCTAAGTGTGTATAGTAGGACACTAATTAAAGTCGCGTCATTCCGCAATCTAATACGAGGAGATTGTATTGAAAGTTGCAGTAAGAGGTGCTACTATTACAGGAATAATATGCTCCAGCTTATTCACACTTAGCGATGAATTTAGCTTGAGCATCCAAACAATAGAATTAGTAGTCAGTCAAGTGTACGGCATAGATCGTTTCGCGGTATCAGATATCCCTCTTTTGTTTTTGGAGAGAGATTCTAGACTAGGGGAACTTTTTAGTGACTGTATGCTAGAGCAGGCAGGTTTTAGTTCTTTAAGCAAACTAAAGGGCGTATTATCTGTAGTTAAATCTATAGGCGGCATTTCACAGCCATAAAACACAAGGAGTAAATATGTTGTATATATTAGGCCCAGGAGCTACGCTAGCTCAATCTTTAAACGAAGATATAGTTGGTACTTTTAAAGCTAAGTTGATAGAAATACTATCCAGCGATGGATCAGATAGAATAGTGGAAATGGACAGCGATGAGTACGATGTGCTCAAACCTACACTAATTAAATGCGACATAGACTTTCGAGTCGTAACAGGTGTGCCCGACGTCCCTACGCCAAGGTCATTTCTCTTCGAACTAGACGGTAATTACGTTATTGCATACTCATCGCTTGAACTCAAACCCCCTGAAGAGGAAAAGAAGTTCTTAGATAAGTTTAACCTCGATGAATCTGATGAAGTTTTATCAAATGAAGAGAGCTAAAGCCTTTAGTGTAGAAGAGGCTTTTTCTTTTGCAAAGAGAACAAGAAAAGACTTTTTCTTAGGTTCTAAATCAGGAAGTCACTTTTCAAGAAAATACAAATCCAAAGATGTAGAAGTCTACCCAGACATCTTCTCTTTCGATCCAAGGTATATAAATTTTAGAGAGAAACTGAGCACCAAATTGCGCGATAGATTCGACATGAATATTAGATCGGATGGATTTTACGACTCAAAGGCTATTCCTACGAATTTCGGAGAGTTATTAACAGTAGCCGGAGTTCCTATGTCACCAATGACATATACTCCAGTTCACAATCACAAGCTCAGAAACGACATGGGCCTATGTGACGGGTTTCTGAGCGATAGGCACGAGAAAATATTTCGGGAACTAATAGGTGCTAGATACGCGGAGCACGATGGGTCTTATGGAAAGATTTCAAAAATAAGTTCGTCGGTGTTTCCTCTTTTCAGTCCCGACATGAGATATAAAGTATCTCATTTAAATCTAATAGCGGAAAACGCTAAGCAAGTATTAGAGCTTGCAGCGTCAGGAGATCTAACCAGATTATATAAGAACTTTGGGTCTTTGATCGCCTATGAGGCGGTTCCTCGCAGTCAAGCCGACGGGGTTACTTTTGATAGTAAGGGCAAACCTACCTCAAAACCAAGAGAAGTTAATGATTTAGATTTTGCTTTAAGCGAAGGAGAACATGGAAGACGTTTTTATGCGGACAAAAGTGTGTTCATCGAAGGAAGTCAAATCAAAGGTCATTTTGCTCAGAGAGGTAGAACTGCTAACGGAATGACTAATAATATTAACGCCTTCTTTACTACTGTTTTCGAGGGCTATCGTCATTATGCAGATACTACTTATGAGGCTACTTACAAACACAGATCTCGAGATGAGATTCTTAGAAAATTTAGAAAACACCCATACGTAATAGGGTTAGATGTTAAGCAATACGATCAATCAATTCCCGAGTGGATGATCGATCTATGGGTTGAATTGATGCCCTTCGTCGATAATGCGAAAGAGATGTTACTTAAGATGCTTAAAGCACCAATGTTCTTCTCTTCGGTAGACGACCATACAGAGGCGATTTGGACTGGTGACCCACTTGATGCTAGTTACTTTAATCAGTGGAAAGGGCTACCTTCCGGAATTTTTGCTACTTCAGCAATAGGAAAAGATCTAATGACCTTTGCAGTATTATGTTTATTGGATGATTACTACCACGACGTTCTTGGAAATGTAGATGCCATATTAAAGTGGAAACACTCGAAATATTCAATCTCAAATATGGGGGATGATTCGGTGCTTCATATAGCTGACAAAGCTTTCTACGATTTTCTTTACAGAAAAGAAGAAAACGATGAACAAGGATTAAGTGAATATTTCAAAATAGAGGTTGAGCAAGGAATCAGGTTTGTCGGTAATGTAGCTTATATCGATAATGAGGACAAAATCCAAGTCTGCGGCGATTTAGGCACATATTTTACGAATATGTTAGTACCTGAAAGATCTTTAGGCTCAAGACATCGACAGTTTGGTGTTTTCGGTTTATTAGAGAGAAGGGAAGTGTATTCAGATTCACCGTCTTTCTTTGAAGCGGAAGAAATTTTTCTGAAACTATGGTACGACACATTCCGTAGTGACTGGAGAGAAGGTTTAGTAAATAGAATGAAGTTACCAACTGGATTTAGCGGCTCGGTAATTAGTCAAGCTGATCTGGAGGTTTTGTTGGACCCATCGAAATTACACTATAAGTACGACGAAGCTGAAATTTCGTCTTCGACTTTATCTATTATAGCTCAAGGCATTTCAGAGAAAACTACTGAACAGTGCATGAAAGCTATTTTAAAATAAAATAAAACAAAGGAATTAAATGAAAGCGCAAGTTATTATTAGCGGGTACGGCTCTGACGTTCACTCAGACGTGGAAGCAGTTACTGAATTAATTGACTTTGATACAGTTGCTTGGGTTAAAGAAAATTTAACTCACGAAACTCGTCAAGGTCTAGATATGCTCAAAATTGGGCATAGAGTTGACAACATAGTGACTACCGACGGGGAAGTTACAAGTTTGGGTCTCCCTATAGGAGTAACAGTTGTGTTTGGAAAGTCCGGTACAGGCAAGTCTCACCTTATGGAGTTTTTAGCAAACAAACTAGGTTTCGATATTGTGAGGTTTTCTGAACCGGAGATACCTTGTTATCTTAATCCCAACTCTGTTATTAAAGAAATCGAAGAATTTCTGGAAGATAAGACGAGAACTATATTCGGAATGGACTCTTTTAGATTTTGGGTTTTTAACTCAAAGAAGAGAGGAGCAGCTGCAAAAGGAGGAATAAACACTTCCATTTACAGTGATTTAACTGCATTGTCAGTAGTAGCTTCAATGCTTAATAAAACTATATTAGTGGTTTTAAATCCAATGAGCGATGACGACTCAGTGCTTTCAACAGTTACTCAAGCTCTTGAGGGATCAGTGTCCGGTGTTATTAGGACTAGAGCTTATGGAGAGTTTAGCTTCGTAGCTAGAACTGAAGAAAATAACAGAAAAATGGAGACTTACGTAGTTGATTTTGAAGTTAGTTCAACTACAAAAGCTCGAAAAGACTCTGAGGTAAAGATCGAGTTCAAACAAGATCTATCAATAGAAGACAGATGGGCGCGTATAACGAGAAATTAAGCGCCTAATTCATTAACATTTACTCTAATAAATAAAAGGAAAATTCATGAAAAATTCAACCCTGCCTAACACAGTTCCAGGAACTTTTGAAGCTATAGCTGCTGGCCAACGCTACAAAGGAGCGTCAATTTCGACGTACAATCCTCAAACTATGATTATGGATGTCACTGTTCCTAAGCATTACGCCTATGATTTCTCTTCGGATAAGTATGAAATTGAGAGTGTAGCTCACTTTTTAGATGACTCAAAAGTAGTCGCTATTCTTACTACTACCTTGTGTGATTCTAGCTTCCTAGAGTCATATCTAACTAAACTACTGTCAGCTAGATCGGGTATGATCAAAACAAGTCACGCTTTGCTTACTTTTGATCTATTAATAACTCGAACTGCTGAGATACTCGCTGATCACGGTCACGCAGTAAGTGAGAAGACTGCAACAGTTGTTGCTTCGCTTTTTGTTGATTTATTAGGCAAGTTAAACCTGATGCTAGTATCGGGAAAAGTAAGAACATTTGAGACACATGCTTCTCTCATTCCTACCTCCTCAGATCTAATTTCAGAGCTTAGAAAGATGCATATTAGATCTGCTCTTGAAGATATGGATATGGGCAAGCTGAACATTAGTAAAGAGGTAAGTATAGCTGCCTTGATAAACGTGTTGCAACCTATGTTTATAAAATTTTCGAGATCATTGGTAAAAGTAGGTGATGTTGATAGAGCTTTTAACGACGTAATGGCTCTAATGAAGGCGTTTATAATTAAAGATTATACTCAAATTACGTTAGATGAGAGATACATTTTCGAAGAAAATGATTTTCTCGAATTAACTACTAACTTAACTTTAGCCAAGTTCGCATTAGCTAGTCCAGCTTTAAGACCTAAAAGCGGAGAGATGTATTGGACAAGAATGGTAGAGAAACTTAGCTCTTTGCTTCGCAGCTCATCAAGATATAATGTAGTCGAGCTAAGAGCATTTAAAGAGTGGTTTACTTCAACTGTTATTTACGACAAGACTGGTTTCAAAAGAGGAATAATTTTGTCTAAAAATCTAGCTGAACGCCAGAACTTGCAGATTTTTCACAAGATGAGTGAGAATAAGAAAAATGACGTAACTAGATTAGTAGAAGACCACTCAGCTGTGCTTGCATTCGATGGAATTTTTAACACAGCTTCGTCTTTAACAAGTAAAAGCGTTCACGATTTTCTCGTATCGATTGCTACTCTAACTACAACGAGCGACACAGAGTTCTTTTACTACGGATCGAACGTCGCAAGTGATGAGACGATGTATCTAGCTGCTGCGCAGGATCAACTATTAGACATTGTAGAAGATTCAGTGAGCAAAAGAGTTATATTTACCTATCGTATCGACGAAACAGATTCTAAAATTGACACGGGCAGTAGTACACTCGCATCATTAACGAAAACTCCTGATCCTAGACTAGCTATGCTTTACAGCATGAGCGATTTCGAAGGTAAACAGACGTTTTCATTTGAAGGAAACCCAGTTGCAGAAACTCTGGGTTATACTTTTATAGGTAGTAAAGATATATTTACTTCTAACTTATCAAGATCTTTAGATGTGAGTCTAGCCGTTGCGGGGCAGACAATTAAGACAAATTGGAGTTTGGAAAACCTATCTGGCATTCACGGCCTAGAAAATACCGTAGCTGTGTTTCCTGCAATAGGAAAACACATAATCTCGTCTCTGTTTCAAGCTTATTCATCGCTCTTAGAATGGTCGATTCAAGCCGGTGATATTAACAAAACTGCTTTCGAGACAAACGTTACTATAGCTCTTACTAACGTTTTACATCCTATTCTAGCGACTAGAGATGTAGATGATATGTTATCGTCAGCCATTTCTTTAATGTGGAGTGATCTAACGTCATCGTTGTCTCCTGATAGTAAGAAATTCTCTATAGCTAGATCTAGCTTTGGCGATTTAGCTTTAAGAGCGGAGTTAAAGGTGAGACTCTCTCTTTTCCTTCTACTAAGACTTGGTTTCATCTCTTCTGACAAAGATGATGGTCTGGCTGAAATGCAAAGAGTGGTATCATTATTTAAGTCAAGTGGGGCTTTTAACGTTATATCTCTTACGAATAGAAGTTTCTAGTTTATATTTAAAAGGATAATTAAATGGTACCAATTTTAAGTTCAAAAGAACTCATCGCTAACTTTGTTGGTAGTATGAGTTTTTCAACGAGAAGGGCCTACTTCTTTGATATCGACTCAGGCACTACCGTTGTTTATCAGCATGATTCGGATGAGAAAGAAGTAACTGGAATGACTTTCGTAACTGGGAAGTCAATGAGGAGAGTAATGCTTACTTTCAAAGGTTACGTCATCGATGAGTCAACCGACGAAAACGAGATAGTGATGGCTAGCGCAAAGTTGCTAGACACAATAGAAAATTTAAATAAGTACTTCCCAAACATTGGGGAGGTGCAGATTACCCATAGAACAAATAAACTATTGGTAGGGTTAGAAGGTGAGGAC